GTTGCAACACCTCCTGCTGAATTTACATCACCCATTCTAACTACTAGTGGCATATTATCCTGTAATAATTTTCTTGCTTGGTGTTGCAATACCTGTTACTGCTTGAGTATACGCTGTAATAACATCCGGAGCAGTCTCTGACACCATTGTACAATTAGTAGTATTTACCGTAATCTTACCCTCTGGGTTAGCAGTAAACATACTTGGGATCATTTGTACGCCTTGTGGAGTCATTGCTACACTAACTGCGTGGTCTAAAACAACCTCGTCTGCGCCAATTGCTACAACTTTGCCTACGACTTCTTCACCGGAATTAAGTTTAAAACTATAAATTTCATTTACTTTTAAATCAAACATGTCAACCTTCTAATAACGATTGTATACCATCTTTACCAGCATTCTTAAGTCCAGTAAATCCACCCTCTAGCAATTTATTGTTTATATAAATTTGTGGGACTGAACGATGCCCCTCACCTAAAACAAATTCGCGTGCTGCTGAATCTGTTTCGATGTTAATTGCTTCATATTCAAACCCATAAGTTTCAAGCAATTGTTTTGCTTGATCACAAAATGGACATGTTGTTTTACTATATACTTTAATCATTTAATCCCCCGATTCTTCTAAAATTGCTTCAAATACAATTCCGGTTTCATCTAAATAACGATCCCAAAACTGCAACCATTCTGGATCACACGGTTGTTCATATTTAACTGTGTTTTCGTCCCAATAATATTCATCACCTTTCTGAACTAATTTGTTATTTTCTTTTTGGGCGTTAATGATTTCATTCTGTCGTTTACAAGCATGATACCATGCATTATATTCTTCTCGTTCTAAGTATTCTCCGGCCCAGTTATCAAAGTTAATAAATTCTTTTCCTTCCGGGACTGTGTAATTAAATGTTTGCTTTAAAATTTTTGTCATTCTATTAATTCCTTTTGACTGGAAAACTCAATGCCAGTTTCTTTAAGATAACGTTTCCAAAACGATACCCATTCATCATCATAATCTTTGAAGTCTTCATCTTTTTTTCCAGCAACCCAATCTGAGTCCCAAATGTATGCGTCTTCTTCTAAATCATGTATTAAGTTTCCAGCATCTATTACTTTTTGTCTTAATGCACTTTGTCTGTTAACTGCTTCGCACCATTGTGCATATTCTTCTTTATTCAAATATTTTTTTGCCCACTCATGATACTCAATAAATTTTTCTCCTGGTGGGGGTGTATATTTAAACGTTTGTTTTACTTTAGACATTATAAGCTAAATCCTTTAAACGTATCTTCAGTTACATCTTGTTTTGTACCACCTACAACATAACTTGAAATCTCTGTTTCTTGTGGTGCTACTTGTACTTCGCCACCTGCAATCCACTTTTGTGTCCAAGGAAGTGGGTTTGATCCTCCCTTATACGGTGTATCAAGACCTAAACTTGTCATGCGTTTATTTGCAATCCATTCTACGTATTCAATAAGCAGTTGTGCATTAAGTCCGATCATTGACCCATCTTTGAACAAATATTCTGCCCAACGTTTTTCTTGTTCAACTACATCAATAAACATTTGTTGCACTTCTTCTTTGCATTCTTCTGCAATTTTTTCAAAATCTGGGTCATCTTTGGGAAGGATTTTAATCATTGTTTGTGTTGATGCTAAGTGCAAATTTTCATCACGGCAGATTAACTTAATAATCTTAGCATTGCCTTCCATCTTTTTAAGTTCGGCAAATGCCCACGAACACGCAAATGATACATAGAAGCGAATACCTTCTAGTGCGTTCACGCTGTTAATAGCAAGCCATAATTTCTTTTTAATATCATATAGGTTAACAGTGATTGTATGGTTATTAATTCTATGACAACCCTCTTCGCCTAATAACATATACCATGCACTTGCCTCAATTAAATCGTCATAATATTGACTAATACTCTGTGCTGTTTCGTAAATTTCTTTAACATCTAACAATTCATCAAAAACTTTACTTGGATCACTATAAATGTTACGGATAATGTGCGTATAACTGCGACTATGAATAGTTTCATTGAATGCCCAGGTTTCAATCCAGGTTTCAAGCTCAGGAATGCTAACAATAGGGAGTAATGCTAAGTTAGGAGAACGCCCTTGCACTGAATCTAGTAGAATTTGCCTCTTTAGGTTTGATGTGAAGATGTGTTGTTCATGTTCATTTAGATCCTTAAAATCTTTAGCATCACGTAGCACGTCTACTTCTTCTGGTCTCCAGAAGAATCCTAATTGTTTATCAGTAAATTTATCAAACTGCTTATATTTTACAGATTCATATCTTTGTAAACCAACTCCGCCATTTTTATCTAAAAAAGCGGTTGATTTCAAATGATTTCTATTTTTAGTAGGGAATACACTTTTACTCATAAATTATTCTCTTTTATGTAATTAGTGGCAACTCGTTAATACTTTTACATTTTCTAATAGCTATATCAGTATTACAAAAACAGCGTTGTAGCCCACATATTGTTGGATTTTCTTGAAAAATTTTAGATTGATCTCGAATATGACCAATTTCCTTGCCATTTAAACAAAGTCCTCTGTATATTGATCCATCAAAATCAACGAAAATTGAATCTACACCAGCATAGCAGATCCAATTAGTAAAACTATGCAAATCTTTTGATACTAAATCATCAGTATTTAACTCTTGATAATTGTAATCAATATCCCACAATCCACAATTTTGCCACGATGTCTTATGCCTTGACTCTATAAAGGCTAGTTCTTCATTATTATAATATGTAACCTGTTGACTGTCAACATCATTTTTAAGTTTATAATCAAATTTTGTATTTTTTTGTTTATGTATATCTTTTAGAACTGCTTTTTTCTTAGATCCAACATATGGGGAAAGCTCGTCACCGACTGCAACTTGCGGAGTAATTCTTCTTATTACATATCGTACAGAATGTGTTTCTAGTATATTAATTATATGTTTAACTTGCTCCATCTTTCCAGGTAGGAACATTACATTTACATTAATGAACCCTTTTCCAAGTTTTTCTAATTCGCATATCTTTTTTATTGTGTCTAGAATTTCCTTATCTCTTCGTTCTAAATGAAGGCTAATTGTAACTCCATTTAGATACTCTAATGATTTTACATATGTTTCTAAAGGAAGACTACCATTAGAAATAGAATTTACTTGATAAGTAGTGCTTAAATTATTTAAATAGTCAAGTATTGTTAAAAAATTAGGATCAACAAACGGTTCTCCACCAGTAAATGCCCATTTAATTTTTTTGTTAGATTTTTGTACTTCTGTGTTAATAACATTTATAAAATTTAACGAATCTTGCAAGTTTACAAATGGACTGACGAGATCGTGTACATGAGGACTGCAATAACTACAATCGTAATTACATCGTTTTCCTAGATTCCAAACAACTGTAAGAACATTTGGAACATTGTGCAATGCGTGATCTTCGCATTGCAACGAACGTACTGCAACTAAAGATTCAATATTAAATTTTGCAAGAGTCACAATCTTCTTCATCAGTTAATTTATTAACGTCAATTTCACCTTGTCCATCATAGGTATTAAAATAATATAATTGTTTACCGCCATACTTGTAGAACATCAAAATATGTTGTAACATTTCGCTCATTGGAATTTTTTCATCTTCATAAAACTGTGGGTTATACGAAGTATTTACAGAGATGCCCTGATCAATATACTTTTGCAAAACTGCCATAATCTTCAAATAACCCATTGGAGATTTCTGATCCCATAGTAGTTCATACTTGTTCTTTAAATGACGGAATTCTGGAACCACTTGCTTGAGAACACCGTCTTTGGATTGTTTAACTGATACGTAGCTGCGTGGTGGTTCCACACCATTTGTAGCATTTGAAATCTGTGCCGAAGTTTCAGCTGGCATCAGTGCCATTAGTGTACTGTTGCGAATTCCTGTTTCTTTTAATTGATCGCGTAGTGCTTGCCACGGGACCGCATCGAAGTGGGGAACAAGTTCATCAACATCTTGTTTGTATGTGTCTACAGGGAGAATGCCCTGTCCATATTTTGTTTCGTGTACTAGCGGGCAAGCACCTTTTTCTACTGCTAAGTCAGCACTTGCTTTAATAAGATAATATGACCAATGTTGGGCCCAATTATCAATTAGCTTCAAATCAGGATCAGAATAGTTAGTTCCTTGCTTGGCTAACCAATATGCTAGATTAATAATACCTACACCTAACGGACGACGTCCTTCTGTAGCAAGACGTGCTGCAAGAATGGGATAGTTCTGATAACTTAACAGATTATCTAGGCCACGTACTGCTAGTTCGCACGCACGCTGCATTTCTTCCGGATGCTTAAACGCACCCCAGTTAATAGCAGATAAAGTACATAGTGCAATCTCGCCGTTTTCGTCGTGGATATCATTTAGAGGTTTAGTTGGCAAATCAATTTCACAGCATAGGTTAGATTGTTTAACAGGTGCTACTGTAGGATCAAACGCACCGTGTGTGTTAGCATGATCTACGTTCATCAAATAAATGCGGCCTGTGTCTTTGCGCTCTTGTACAAACTGCGAAAACAAGTCCATTGCTTTAATACGTTTACGACGAATATGTGTATTACGTTCTGCACGTTCATATAGCTCGCGGAACAAGTCTACATCTGAGAAGAATGCATCGTATACTTCAGGAACGTCATTAGGTGAAAATAGTGTGATGTAATCGTTGTTCAACAAGCGTTCATACATAACCTTATTAAACTGTACACCATAGTCCATATGACGTACACGATTATCGTCTGTGCCTTTGTTGTTCTTTAGAACTAACAAATCTTCAACTTCTAAATGCCAAATTGGATAATAAAGTGTGGCAGCACCATTGCGCACGCCGCCTTGCGAACAAGAGCGTGTTGCTGCTTGGAAAAGTTTATAAAAAGGTATCACACCTGTGTGATACGCATCGCCCTTACGAATAGGACTCTTAATAGCACGAATACGTCCTGCGCCTACGCCAATCCCTGCTTTTTGCGAAACATACTTAACAATAGAACTTGTAGTTGCGTTAATTGAATCAAGGGAGTCATCCGTTTCAATCAGTACACAACTAGAGAATTGGCGTTGACTAGTACGTACACCTGCCATTACAGGTGTAGGTAAACTTACTTGGTGTGTAGAAATTGCATCATAATAATCTTTGACCCAACGCATACGAGTGTCGCGTGGATGATCTGCAAATAATGTAGCAGCAATAAGTGCGTATGCTACTTGCGGTGTTTCATAAATTTGTTTAGTAACACGATTTTGTACGAGGTACTTGCCGCGCATTTGTTCCATTGCGGCATATGTTAAATGCTCATCGCGCTCGTGCTTAATAAAAGAATTAATATAATCCCATTCTGCGTTATCGTATAGATCTGGTAATTGAG